GCATTAAACTGAGCCAAAGCATTGGCGGCAGCTTGATTACCCATACCTGCTTGCTGAAGATTGCCAGCGTTATATTGAGCCATCTGGTTGGCGGCAGCCTGATTAGCCAATGCCGCTTGATTAGCCGCTTGAGCGCCAAACTGTGATGCTTGGTTGGCGGCAGCAGAACCTGCTAAACCTGCCTGTTGCAAGTTTCCTGCATTGAACTGTGCCATTTGATTGGCAGCAGCCGCATTAGCAAGATTAGCCGCCTGTTGGTTCATTGTGTTCATTTGACCAACATTAAAGTCCATGCCCTGATTTGCAATTCCTGCTTGCAGACCAGTAGACTGATTAGCTTGAGCCGCAGTCAAGCCTGTAGATTGATTAGCCCGAGCCGCTTCCAAAGCAGCTTGTTGATTAGCCAAACCAAACTGACCAGACAATGCAAGTGCTTGCTGTGTAGTTGCAGCATCTTGTGCTTGGTTAAGTTGCTGTGCTTGCATGGTACGAGCAAGATCAGCCTCAGAAGCTTGTTGGGCAGCTTGGTAAGCGGCAGCATTCTGTTGAGCAACCAATCGAGCCGCATTCTCATCAAATGCACGATTAGTCTCTGCTTCTGCTACACCTTGACGAGAACCACCAAATGCTTTGGCAGCAGTAGCTTGAGCTGCAGTCTGTTGTTGTTGCAACTGGCGTGAACGCTCTAAATCCTTCAAACTTTGCTCAGTAACAGCTTGTGTATATGGATTCATATACTGCTGAATATTCTGATTCAAGAATGATGCAGCTTGAATATCACGAACATTCTGACGGGCTTGAGGAGCAATCTGCCCCAATGCCTCAGAGGTTACATCAGCACCACTAACTTTACTTGCGGCAATACGCTCTGCGGCAATACGCTCTGCTTCCACATCACGCACAGCTTCACGGGCTAATTGTGCGGCTTGAGCTTGTGTGGCATCACCTGCAGTAGCACCTGCAAAACGATCAGCCGTATAACCTTGGGTAGTGGCAGTAGCTGCAGGACCTGCGCTAACACCAGTAAATCGCTCAATAGGTGCGGCAGTCTGACCGCCATAACCTTGAGCTGTATATCCAGTAGCTTGGGCTAATGATGCAGGACCTGCTTGCGCACCACCGAATTGAGATGCGGTATATCCTTGAGAAGCAGCCAAAGCCGCAGGATCTACAGTTGCACCACCAAAAGCGTTATATGTAACATTCTGAGGGTTGTAGTTGGCAGCTTGGCTTGCAACATTGTAGGCATTACGCATACCAACAAAAGCTTCACCACTTGGGTCAGAGAACTGACGAGCAACATTAAATCCTGCTTGTTGGTCAGGAGTGAATCCTGCAAACTCACGGGCTTGCAAGTTACCTGCTACACCTTGGGCGCTCTCTACGTTCTTTAAGAACGCATCACGCATTGCAGGATCAAGTTGTGACGTTTGTTGACTTGAACCACCAGACATAATTACACCTCCGTAGAAAGCCAATAATGTGTTGGCTTCATGTTAAATTTAGATACAAAAGTTCTTGACCAACCCCTACGTCCTGTTAGGGTGATCTTTTGGCATCCCATGTGTTCAGCGAACTTTTGAATATGGGGGGTAAGTGTCTCTAGTTCTTCTAGATTACCACCTGCCAGAAATATATGCAAAACCTTCATTCTTGGAAAGTTCTGAACCTGAGTGACAACTGCGCTGTTCTCACTAGGCCATAATTGCATCGTACAACTGTCAATACAGTCGGCTACGTCCTGCAAATTATGAGTGTTATCGTATTCTAAAGCAGGTTGTAAGATTTTCTCTACTTTTTGAAAAGATACAGCCCATAATGGTAGTTCACCATTAGTTTTGTACTTTTCGTAGTCAATCATCTGAAACTGCCAGGCTTTCCATCAAAACGAATAACACCAACTCGCCAATCAGTTAAATTGACACCTTCAATCCTAGCTGCAATCTGTCTACCATTGATACGGACTGAAGTAGGATTAGCCATTGAATATGGGCCATAGTTGTATTCAGTAGCATTGGGATAGAACTTGGTGCTGAATTTCACCCGTACATCACCTGCAGTCTTCTCATCAGGAACCAGTCCTGTAAGACTCATAGTCCTGTCGCCAACACCCAACTCTACTGGTCCAGACTCAGCAAAAATAGTCTGTGAATCATAGTTAAATCCAACTTCATGCTCATAGACGTACCCGTCTGTAGAAACCATGATTGGATTAGAGAAGATTCCACGATCAGTACCGCAAGTACGAGCCAAAGTGCCAATCGCCCAATGATTCTCACGATAATTGTAAGAAACATAGGAATCTACCTCGTTGGATGAGGCGCTTGGATAGAACCACCAAATCTCACCATAGGCAGAATTGTGGACACAGTAAACCTTAGAAGATTGAGTATTGTTCATGTTAGTGAACACATAATCAGATACATCTGAGTTCAAAGGCTTTACAAAACCATCGTATATCCAGAATCCTGCTGAAGACATCCAAATACAGGCATTGTCAGTAGCAGCCACGGCTTGTTTAGAGATAACTCCACAACCAGTACCTACACGCTCAAAGCTGTAAATAAATGGTGGGCCAATATAAGTTGCAGTATGGACATCTACGTCTGTAAACAAAATAGTCGCACCACGAATCTTTTTGCCACACATTAAAGAGCCAATAGTGGTCAACTCAAAGTCGCCAGCTTGGTTGGTAGCCGCAGGAGTCCAGATAGTATTATTCTCTTGGTCACACCAAGCAATACTCCTTGGATTACCACTTGCACCCAAAGCAAACAAGAATCGCTCTTGAGTGACAATCAGACCTGTACAGCTTGTTGGAGCATTGGTGATAGCTGCAGCATCTGCGCCAGTATCCAATTGCCATTCAAGCAACTTACCATCTTTTGATGAACAAGCAACTAAATATTGACCCCAAGTATCCATGCTCCATGTGGTAGCAGGAACATAAGAACCTAAATCTGGTCTTGCAACACCATAGGCAGAACTTCCATAAGTTCCATAGCCATAACCGATTTTCAGTACAGCATCAGCGTTTCCAGATGTAAAACCACTTGGAGTGATGTCTGTCAGCGTACCATTCTCATTCATTGAGTACAAATTTGAATGTGTACCAATGCCAATACGTCTGTTATTACTGTTGTCTCGCCAGTTAATCAAACCCCTAGCCATGCCAGTAAGTTGACTGGTAGAACGCTTACGCCATCCACCAACAGGACGAACAGTACCTTCGTACCAACGTACTAAATTGGAATCATTCCAACGCCCTTTAGACTGGTATTCAGTACCATTCTTGTAGACACCAGGAGGAATTTGAAGTGGGATGTATGCCATATTTGTAGTCTATTAGGTTGGAAGGTTAGACACAAAAGTCATTGTAGCAATTAAGGAAGCTGTAGATGGATAGCTTCCTGCTGCCACATAGTGTTGGATACTTACAGCCGTATTACTAGTTTCCCACCAAATTTCAACATAATCAGTTGCATTCAAACTAACAAAGTAGTTCCAGCCTGCAATTAAATGCCCATGAACACCGCCATGACTGTTTGGTATAGAAATATATCCAGTTGAGCCAGTAACTACTGTGCCATTGATTTTTAGCCAAACACGAACATCGTGGATCTGTGAATCAGAGTTTTCAAACTGACCAGACCATTGAAGATTCCAGATGCCAGCGTCTGTAACTGTGATGCGTGAACTACTAGCAATACTTACACCATTGGCATAGTCTGTAGTATTCAATGTCATTGCATAAGCAGTATTTGCAGATGCAGCAGTCTGGTCTGTTGTGTCTTGAAATGCCCCATAAGGGATATTTAAATATTTACCACCTCTAGGACCACTCAATGACTGGATTGAATTGACTAACTTGGTAAAAAACAGCCTCAAAAGATTGTTGTTCTGATTTTGAACATCTTGAGAATAGGCAATACCAGACGCTCCCAAAGGAGGAGTTGCAGGTATTTCCAGTTGCTGTTTTACGTTAGACATTACTTTTTAATCCATGTCTGCCACACAGCACCTGCGGCAACAATAACACCACCAATCCATAGAATTGGTTGAGCAATAGAGGCAATCCATCCAAGAACCTTAATAGCTCCTTGGGCGGCATCAATGGCCTCTACAAGACCTTTTGTATTGTTGTCAATACGATCAACCTTGCTTTCAACAGCAATTAGTCGTTCGTATATTTGCTCATGGCTTACATTGCTCATAGTTATCCTACACTATACAAAGAAGTTTTATGTCTTGGATCAATTCTACGGGCTAATTCTTCAGCGTAATATTGCATCCCCCAAGGGCCATTGATACGGGCATCGTATTTTTCGGGAGGAACAAACAGTTTGTTAGTGTCCTCAAAGCGACCTTCTTTTATTCTATCTACCCAAACAATAAAGTCTGCATTAAATGCTGCACGGGCCTCTGGAGTTGGACATACAAAATCAGCAATTACATAAGCGCCATGCCTACTTGCTATGTCACATAAAACACCCATTCGCCTTGCTTGCTCTAATCTGTCAGCAACACTAAACCCAAGATCTTTGTTAATTTCTTTGCGTATTTCATCAGCATTGAAATGCACACAAGACAACTCTCTAGCAAGCGCAGTTGCTAGTGTTGTTTTGCCAGATCCAGGCAAGCCCATGATTAAAATTTTCATCACTTAACCTTGTAAAGTTGCTTGATTAAAAACTCAGGTTTTGGTGTGCGCCAAAACTCTTTACCACCATATTTCTCCCAAACAGATTTAGGCACAATTGATGGGCGCTCTTGCCAAGTAATTTCTTTTCTAACTGTGTGAAGACTTTTCATGTTTAAGGCTTTGTCAAACACTTCGTTTTCATACTCAACATTTTTAAAGTCATGGTCAAAGTAAGGTTTGTTAATAAATTCGTAAACCCCACGCATTACGCTTTCTGGATTCTTGCACAAATCTTCATATTCAACCAACATAATCATGTCGGGGTTTAACAGTAAGCCTTCTTCTAGGAAGTAATAAGGTTTTACCACTTGGCCTTCTTTTTTTACATCCATCAAAGCATCGCACCTTGTTGTGACTGTTTGCCTTGCTTCATCATCTGTTAGCGATGCACCATAAAGAGAGTTTTTAGCAGAAATGCGCTCAAAACTATCTAATATCCAAGGTAAATCACGAACACAGCAAATGATCTTTGTTTGTGGGTATAAATCTTTTAAAAGTGAAGTTTTAGATGTCCAAGCCCTATTGGTGTCAAACACAGTTTTTGGTACTACATCTTCGTAGAACGCATTAAAAATAGATTTTAAAATGTGCTTGCGTTTATCTTCATCAATCAGGTGATTGCTCTCACTTCCCGTAATGACGTTGATGGTTGAGGATACCAAGTTTTGAACGGGGGATGAAATATCAGCGTAGAAATCAGGGTTCTGGCGCAGAATAGCCGAGATCAATGTTGAGCCTGATCTTGGCAAACCAGAAATGAAATAAAAGTCTTTCATTCTTGAACTTCTGGAATCCAACTAATTGTTGCCTCATCCCATTTGTACCGCACATTGCCACCATTTATAATGGCATCCACAGGCCGTGTAACAGGCGCACTCCATGTCATAGTGTCACTATACCCAATCCAAGATGGATAAGGTTTACGGGCTTCATGTTCTGCTGTTCTAAGTGCGTTATATTCTTCCTCAGTCAACACTTGCAGAACACCCGCAATAGTCGTGTCGGCATCATCGTCACAAATCCCGTAATATTTTGGCGCATCAAGATATGTGCCGTCTGATGCCATTTTGATAGGCCAAGTAGAACTATTTTTCCATTTAAGAATAAACCCTTTAACCTCTGGCATGGATGGGCCTGTTCGTTGTGGCTCAACTGTGCAAGGTATTTTTGTTATTGCGTCAACTTCTGTTACACAAATATACATTTTTGTTTTCCTAATTTAAAGAAAATAATTAAAGGCTTAAACAGCAATCCTTCGAATTGCTCGAACACGGAACGAATAAAGTTTACCGCTATTGCCTGGACCGCCATCACTAAAATATTGCCAATTTTGCAATCCAGTAGAATAAGTATTCGTTGTGCTAGTCCAATATTTATCAGCAGTAAACGCTTGCGCACCTCCAGTTTGAAATGCCGCTGCCGATGTCTGCGCAGGCGTTCCACTTGTATAAGTGCTAGTTCTTTTTGGCACAGAATTGGCATTTACGCCCGCTGAAGTGTTATTAGAAGTTGTATCAGGTTTTAAGCCGTAATACAAAACATCCAACTCATTTTTCGCTGGCATATACCAATCGCTGTAACCACCAGTTGTTAAATTTTCGCAAAACGATGCCGCAGGGTGCGAGAAACCTGCGCCAACCGCTGCCGTAGTGTTGGCAGGGCCATCAATCACCGATTGAGTGCCTGATTCTCCAAAATTCCCAGATGCTGCTTGCAATGTGCTTTCTGCGGTTGAAATTGGGCCAACAATAAGGTAATGTGTTGCAACACCATTTGCTGATGTAGAAATTTGACCGCCATAATAACCACCACTTAAAGCAGAGCCAAGAGTAGGTGTAGGAACGGCAATAGTATTTGCTGAATTTGCACTTGCAGAACCAACAGAATTAGTTGCTGTAACAACACACCTTAAAGTGCTTCCAACATCACCTATTAAAACTGTGTATGTGCTAGATGTTGCACCACTAATATTGGAAACACCTTTTTGCCATTGATAGGCGTATGTTGGAGTTGGGTTCCCAGTCCATGTGCCAGTTGATGAAGTCAATACCTGACCAATAGAAACTGTACCGCTAATTGTTGGTATAGTAGTATTTACAGGGGCGCTTGTAAAAGCCCTTAAATTTTGGTAAACGGCTTGTAATATACCACTCATGTCAGACCACTCCCAGAGATGAGCCAAACTGTTGAAGTTACTTTAATTGCAGTAGCAGAACCATACTGACCCAATGTACGAGTTCCAGTTGTTCCTGCATTAGACAAATACATAGTATCAGTAGTAATTGCAATACTGATTGATGTAGAAGACAAATTAACAAATGTAATGGCTGTACCAATTGGATATGCAACAGAGCCATTTGCAGGGATTGTGTATGTGGCAGCTCCTGCACCAACAGCATGATAAATATGCTTGCCAGAATCAGCCAACACCATTGTGTAATTGCCAGTCTGTGCATTCTGTGGAATGTTTCGGAAACCTACAGCATCAGTACCATCAGCAGTACATGAACTTAAATTTCCACTAGATGGAGTTCCAAGAGCAGGAGTAACCAAAGTTGGTGATGTTGCCAGAACATTTGATCCAGTTCCAGTATTTGCTGAATAACCAACAAAATCAAAATCCCAACTTGAAGCAGTTGTGCCACTTGTTAAAATACAAGTGCAAAGAGCAGTAGTACCTGGCAATACAGTACCAACCAAATTACCACCACTTGAATTTACTGTTAGATTTCCTGTGGAGTTATTCTCTATTGAATAACCCAAACCTAACACCAAAGTGCTTGTTACAGGCAAAACAACAGTCTGAGTTGTTGTCCCAGTAAAAAACTGAACATGGGTACTGGCTACTGTAAGAGTTGTAGTACCTGCAGCTGTAGCAGTTGTGGTATATCCAGTCATATTGGCAATTGCCAATGGTCCAGATGCAGATCCAGTTCCACCTTTTGTAATCTTCAATACTGGTCCTGTGTCAAACAGGGCATCAATGGTATCTAAGTCAGTATTGATCTTAGTACCCCATGTGTCTGTTGAAGCGCCAACTTCTGGCTTTGTTAAGCTTAAGTTTGTGGTTGTTGAATCTGCCATTATTTACCCCTAAGAGACATTAGTCCAAGTTTCAGATGTATCTTCAATTACAGTCCATGTTTCAGACACATCTGCTTCTGTTTCCCATTTCTTTCTAGCATTAATTAATATACTAGAAGACTCACTCATTACTGCTTCGCCATGTTGTATCCGTAAATACTGAACATCTAGAGTACTAGAGTCAACAATATCAACATTACCAACTGCACTAATACCACCAGCAATAGTTACTGTGGATGTGTCAACAATTGATATTGTTGCACTAGCAATCTTTTTTGCACTTACAGATACCGAGCTTGTTGAGCTGATGGCAATCTGAGCATCTTTTAATTTCTGCCCATTGATGGCAACACTTGAAGCTGAAGCAATTGAAAGCGCACCTAAGTACGCTCCATAGGAGTACTTGCCTCCGCTGTAATCACCACGCCCGTAAGCAGCCATATTAGCTCAATGTAATAGACAAGCTAGATGTGGGAATTCGGAAGATGTCACCATCATTGATTGTTTTTGAAGTAGTCAATGGTGCCCAAGCAAGCAAAGTACCGCCTGTTGAAGCACTAAAAATACCTGCCCAACCAATTGTTCCCCAATTGCCACCAGAAGCAGCTGCAAACTCAATAGCTGCAGCATTTGTAAATGTTGTTGCTGTTCCAGAACCAGAGATAGTTCCAGTTGCTACACGGGCATAAGCATTTCCAGTTACCTCAGTACCGCCACCTGTATCACTAGGTGCAGCAGTAAACAATCCTACATACCAAGCAGTAGGACGAGTAGCAGAGTCACCTGTAAACAACCAAGTGAGAACTAGATTTTCTGTATAGTCTGTAAAAGATGCCATTTATTACCCCAAAGATCGGGCGCGAACAACAGGAGTTGAAGAGACAGACGCCCTTTGATCTGCAACCTCAATGTCGCCCAAAGAGTTTGTATACAACGAACTCCATGTGCCAAGACGCTCATCATCTTTCAAATATGGAGTTGCCTCAAGCAATGCACCATATAAGTACAAGTCTGGGGCATAAGCTAGAAGCCAGTTGCTTGTGTTTGATTCACTCAACGCAGGAATCTTACCATAATAGGTAAGTTCACCAGTATAGCTAGTGTCTGGTGTTGGGATAACTTCAATCTGACTTCCAATAATTGTGTAGTACTGTGGTTTGCCAGCAGAAATATAAATATTCTGAGATCCATAGTCACCCTGATTTTGTGTGACGTACTGCAAATATGTAATTGGATTTGTATTTAACTGAAACTCTTTTGCTTGTAAAAAGTCAGCAGGAAAAGCAAAGTATTGCGTGTCTACTGTGGCATTGGCTCGTTTGACCATCTGCCTTACACGCAACTTACGATTGAACTTAGCTTCTGCAAGAGTGATAAAACTAGGAATGATGCTAGTCAGATCATCTCGATTGAGATAATCCGCTATGGTAGTTTTAAGTCCTGCAAAAGTATCAAGTGCCATTTTCTACATCCCTACACGCTAGTGTATGCTCATGTTTGTACTCAAATGTACCAATATGATAGATCTCTTTTGAAAGATCTTGGTCAATATATGTTTTATGCCCATTTTGGGCGGCTCTACGGCAAAACCAGACATCTTCACCAATGTAGTCTTCCGCAGCAGGAACCCAAGGGATAGCAAACCAAGGATATTCCATAGATTTATAGACTTCGGATTTAACGAGCATTACACCCATTCCGCAGTAGTCTACTTCAACAAGTCCTGTTGAATCCTCTTCAGTATATACCCTATTGATAAATGTTGCATCCATATCTGGGGTATTTTTTTTCACCGCAATCGGCTCAGTCGGGAATCTACGCTTGGCATAGTTACCACAAACAATACCTGTATCATGTTTTAGTAAGCGCAGGATTGTGTCCTTTGGGAATCGCATATCGCTGTCTAGCCATAAGGTATGGGTGCATTCAGCAGCAACTGCATCCCTAGCTAGGTCCTGTCGCTGTGCAGACAGTAAAGTGCCAGAACTAGTGTAGATCACAACTTTGTGATGAGATGAGCCTACTGTATGCCCAACTAGTTTGGCTAAATCAAAAGCGAATCCAGAGTTAACAAAATCCCGTGTTGGAACCAAAATTCCAATGGTCTTACTATCCATTAAACTTCTCCAGGTCTAGTGCGAAATGCACGATTATCAGGGTCATTCAACCAACGCTTCATGTAAGCTTGGTCATCAAGTTTGCCTTCGGCTTTCATTTGATAATACAAAGCCATAGGAATAGATGCAACATGGTGCATATCGCCATTCCAATTAGCTCGTTCATCAAACGAATTAAATCGTTCTTTGTTAGCTTCTACTACTTGAGTAGCATCAATAATCGTCTCAATGGTTGCCTCATCTTTTTCAGCATCGTAATGCCAAAGCTTCTTGGTCCCCATTTCTGAGTTTATGTCAAAGATTTTTGTAGTCATAAAAAAAAGGGTGGGTTATTAGCCCACCCTTAATAATCAGATTAGCTCTGAATTGTTGAGTTCAAGTCATAGACAGCGCCATGAGCTTTCTCGTTCTTAACTTTCAAGCCCCACTCGCACAACAGCATACGCTTCTCAGCATCGCCTGTCTTAGCCAGTTCAACTGTCTGGAAGGGACGCAGATAAGCAATGCTTGCGTATTCTGGATCAAGCACGAACACATCACGCTCACGTTGGAAGCGGTTGGCAACGATACTCACTTGACCGAAATCGGAAACATAAATATCTGCAGCGCCAATGATGACAGAAGTCTTGGCAGTTGTGTTGTTGAAACGCTGTGCAGCGATACCAGCCATGCGTGACAAGTTCTGCTTGTTAACAGGACCAGCCATAACGATAGATGGGTTGCCGCCTTCTGTCCACACCTTCTGAATTACATCTTTCAGCAATGTCTCGCTGAATGAACGCAAGTTAGTGGTTGTAGCATCTGTACGAGCTGCATCAGGAATGGTTGTGTATGAAGGATCACCACCACCAGAACCTTCGTTTGTATTGGTCTTCAAGAAGGCCAACAAAGCGCCTGTTTTACGGGCAGCAGATGTAGAACCTGCAGTAGCGGCTTGGTTAGCCAACATTGTGGCCTCCATGTCACGCTTAATTTCCGCAGATTTTTTAGCCATTTGGTAACTCAGCTCAGAGCGACGTCCTGCTTTGTCAACAGATTCCAAAGTGCCAGAGATGATTACGTCTTTACGGCTGATCTGGGTGTAGTTGCCCAAACGAACTGTAGCAACTGCTGCTGTAAAAGAAGTGATGTCATCACCCTCGATCTGAGCATTAGTGGTGCTTGCAGCAGCCAAATCATCTGTTTGCCACTCATAGAAAGTGTTGGTGACGTTCTCACGACCAACATTAGACATGAATGGAGTCTCTTCTGGAGAGATCTGATAGATGACATTTGAAAGATCTTCCCGAACGCCTTTAGCGTCAAATCGGGTATATGTATTGGTAATAGCAGCCATGATAGGTCCTTAAATAAATTTCTCGAAAAGGGATGCGGCATCTCTGACGCTTCCAGTTTGTGCAAGACGCTTTTTTGCGTTATTTATATCACTCGACTTAGAACTCACGCTACCTGCTGAACCAGAACTAACCATCTTTGGTGCTTTTTTAATCTTTGCTTGGAATTCTGGACGTTTACTCATCATCTGGTCATACTTCCACGCTTTGTGAAGCGCAAGTAATGCCCGTGAATCAGTAATGCCGTTCAGCTCCTGCTCGGAAAAGCCCAAATTCTGACCATATTCCAACAAAGCTTTACCTTCTGCTTTAGCTTTCTCTGGAGAACTCCACTCAGGAATTTTCTCTTTCAAACGTGCAGTTTCCTGCGCTAAAACATTTTGTATCTGCTTTTGTGTCTCAGCTTGATACAGTTGTTGAAGTCTCGCTTGCTCTGCTTGTACTGCGTATTTCTGTTGTTGTCTGCGCTGATGTGATGTCCATTGACGGGCATATTCAGTCGGGTCTTCAACTTCTAATCGGTTCCAGTCAGGCTCTTGAGGCTCAAACTCTTGTAATTTCTGCTGTAATTGTCCTAATATCTGAGCGTATTGTTCACGCTCTCCACGGACTTGCTGAAACTCAGACTCGACAATCTTGCGCTCTTCTGCTAGTTTCTGCGTTTTCCGTGTGTAGTCAGCTTCACGTTGGTAGCCTCGGATAAGTTCATCCTTCGGGACTTCGATTTCTTTACCATCAACTTTGACGATAAACTTCTCATCCCTAGGAGCTTCTTCTTCGCCTTCCTCTTCTTCGCTTTCTACTTCCTCAGAAATTTCCTCTGCTTCTTCTTGCGGCTCTGCAGATTCCACTTCCTCAGACTCAGGTTCGGCTTGCGCCTCCTCTGGTTGCGCCTCTGCACTAGTGTCAACACCCTCTTGAGCGTCTAGCATAGTAGCAAAGCTTTGCGCTGCTTGGTTTACTGTAATCGAACCGACTGCATTTGCGTTATCGGACATATTTACCTCTTAGTTTAACAATCATTTGGTTGGCGGTCTTCCACGCCTACGGACAAGTGCAACTTCTGCCATCTTGCCAGTATCCATGACAGAGCGTAGTTTTGCTCTCAAAATGTCAACTGTTGTAAGGAGCAAATATGCTTGCTCTCTTACAGGACCTTCCATCAATTTGGAAGCTCGTATCTCTCGATAACAGTCATCTTCAATTCGTTTAAGCATCTCATTGAGAAGCTCATCCTCAAGAAGTAACTTTGCTCTGTCTCCTCTTGCGAGGTTAATTTCTAGATCGTCCATTTACATCATTGGTTGTGGCTGTTGAGGGACTTGCACCTGGCTCATTGCAGCTTGTTGACGGATTAGTTCTCGGTCTTTATTCATTGCGGCATTAATCTCCGCACTTTGAATTTGTACACCATATTTCAATTCTAGCTCATATCTACGCAAAATACCATCTTGCTCAATACGATCACGTTCACGATCATCTGCCAACAATGCTTTTTCACGATCTAACTGCAGTTCAGCAGCCTTTTTCTGGATGTCAGCTTGAATAGCTTGAGCCTGTACTTGAGCCAATGTCTCCTCTGGAGTAGGCTTGGGAGCAGGTGGTTCTGGCAGTTGGAAGTCAGCAGGTAACTGGTTAAAGTAGTTCTGTGAATCCTTGATTCCTGCCAGTTGCAACATCTTAGTCAAAGTGTTTGTGTACTGTGGTATTGATACAACAGGATTATTAGGACCTGTCTTTTCAATCAGCATTTCCTGACGCATTGCAACTTGATTCAAGATATTGATTCGGTCTTCAATAGTGCCATCACCAACACCAACATTGACAGTTACATCCATCTTGGAATCCCAAGAACGTGGGTCAATTGGCACAAATGTGTTGCGCAAACGAACCATTCTTGCTCGGTCTTGATTTTCAACAACCAACTTCAAGATGCCAGTAAACAGTTTACGCAGACCAGTTTCAGCAAAGATACGAGCAATCATCTCAATGTGCTGATGTGCGGCATTAACAGTCGCAGAAACAGCGGCTTTTGTGGTGCTTTGCAAAGCGTCTGCATCTAGACCTGCAGCGGCCTTAGAAATGCCTGTACGGGTCTGTTTAATGTCATCCAAGTAGTCAAGCATTGGGAATGCTGCTTGTCCAACAAATGGAGTAGTGAATGGCTGAACCATGCCTGGCGCTCTCATGCGAATAACAGCACCAACTTCCGTATTCAGTACATCGTCCATGTTGGCTTGCCCCTCAACAATTGCTGTACGGGGGTGGATAGATTGAGCCAAAGAGTCCAAAATGCCACGCTGAACATTAGACTTAATACGCTGAATATCCATAACAACATCAGCAGGACACATACCAAAGAATGTATGAGGTTCTGGATCTGGGCAGAAATCTGCGAATTGTCGGTCATCAACAATCTCATTTCGGATAACTTTGTTGCTTGCACCGATTGTGCAAATTCTTCGCATCTCAGCAATACCATCACCATCAAAGTCTACTTTTAAATAGCCTTCAATGTACAGAACACTCTTGCTTGATGGGTCACCATTGTTAGCAGTACTGATAACGGCAAATGGGTTACGAGCTTGATACTCTTGATTGCTGTCAAAGTCATTTCCATTACCTGCAGCTTCAACCATTTCTTCATAGTCATAGCCCATAGCGACTAGATCAGAAACAGTCTTCATTGTGCGATGACCAACAAAGGTAGCTTCATCAATAGATTTAGCTCTGCGGTCAATCAGGAACTCTTCTGGTGGCAAAGCCTCAATCTTGACCTTGCCAGTCTTGATTCTGCGCTTGATCTCCACATCGTACATCATGGGTGGTGGAGTCATAATGCCTTGAGCTTCATTTGTAGGCTCAGTACCAGGCACAGGATATTCACGCACCGCAGAAATTTCTACATCTGGGTCACTAGTGAGCATCATCATGCTTTGCTCATCAAGCATAGAGAATGACTCAGCACGAACTTCTACTGACTCATCCCACCAGTATTTAACGATACCGCACTTGCGTACCAAAGCATCTTTAAAAGCAGAGTGAAGAATCTTAAAGCCTGGGTTATCACGCTTGAAGATGAAGTCTACATAGTCTGTAGCTTGGTCTGCATTTGCAATATCTTCTGGTCCTTGTGGGGTGAATTCAACCACACGCTCTGGACCAAAGAAAATACGCATCAGGCTTGGCAGAATGCCTTGTACTGTATCTCGTACATCCATTGAAACTACTTGTGAACGACCTTCTTCTTCATCACCAAAAGGTTGACCATAGTAGTATTCAGTAGCTAATGCACGATTGCCACCAATGTCATCATCAATGAAAGAAATTGCATCATTGATTTCCGATGAGATAACACCTTGGAGTTGTTCCTCAGACATTACCTCATCACCCTCCATCTCTCCTTGGAGAGTTTCAGCCATCAGCATTGGGTTTTCGTACATATTATTTCCTTATCGTGAGCCGATATAAGGGAGGATTCCAGAACCAGTATTCTGTAATAGAGAAGGGATGCCGCCAACATAATTGTTAGCCATGCCACCATAGGTATTGCCCATTGATGGAGACATAAGAGCTTTTTCATCTTCTTTTGGATTGAAAGAGTATTTGAATGCTGAGTTAGCCATGTCACCCATTGTTGCATTTGGGTTAGTCATGGTCTTGTACATATCCATAGTAGGAGCCATTTGTTGGTTAAATTGGTTTTGTGCAAAGCTACCAAGTGTTTCAGTAAATGGCACAGGAGCTGCACCACCACCAATAACGGCTTCTGAACCACCAATAGCCGCTGGCATTAGAGACTCTAGAAAAGATGCTAATAAAGCTTCCATTTAATCTTCCTCGTCTTCCATGTCGTATTCTGTTTTAGCCATCATCAACATATTCTGCTGATTCTTGGTCATTTTCTTGGTGATAGGGCCACCAGACAACCATGCTGAACAGGTACGCTCACCTGCACATTTAAAGTCAAAGAGTTCACAGTAACCAAGATTAGCCGCACCTTGGACATCTTTGGCATAACCATCAGTCTCTTCATCTATACCTTTAAGGATGCAGTCGAGCATCTCAGGAGTCTGGATGAAAGCAGCGCAGTTACCGCAACGCATGGTCTTGGCTTCCTCAACAGGAGTCTGCCACTCTTCTGCTCGGGCATTCCAGAAGTCTTCGTTTTCTTCCTCTGGATTGGCAGGACCATAACCAACATTCTTAAAAGCCCAATTACGAGCTTTCAGATTGACCTTGATGTCATAGGTTGCGATGGGGCATTTCATAATCACCACTTTACTTT